ACATAATTCAATGCTTCTTCCACGGATTTAAAAGGGGGTTTTTCAAAGTCATGAATTATAGAATTATACTCATTTAGTTTTTCACCAATCCAAAAAGAGCCTTTAAAGAATTCTAAAATAAAGTATTTCAT